TGTACAGCGCACAACTGAATATTATATCGCTAGTGATATAGAAATAGACCCTGACGAGGAAAAGACCTATAAAGAAGCACTTGAAGAACTTGATGCCAAAATAGGTTTGGAAGTAGTTGAGCGTACAGAAGCCGACAATTTTATCAGTGGTGCAGTAGATTCTTATATAGCAAGTAACGATGAAGCACTAGCAAATGAAATCGAACGTGCTACAAGTGCTGAAACTCAGATAGCCAACAACCTTGCAAGTTATATCGCTAGCAATAACCACGCTTTAAGTGATGAAGTAAGTAGAGCAACAGCAGCAGAAAGCGCACTTTCTAACACTCTATCAGCAGAAACAGCAGCAAGGGAAAATGAAGACAGTGCAATTAATACAAGAATCGATAATTTAACAACAGCGTCTACTAGTGCCCTTAATGATGAAATCGCAAGGGCTACAGCGAAAGAAGACGCTATAAGCGGTGTTGTATCTAGCTATATGACTTCAAACGATGCAGCAATACAAGCAGAAATCACACGTGCTACTAGTGCTGAAACTGATTTGAATATAGCACTTACAAATGAGGTTAACAGAGCAACCACTAGAGAGGGACAACTAACAGACCTTATCAACGGTTTGCGTCAAGACCTCACAGACGAAAGCGAACTAAGAACGTCAGCAGACACAGCCATTTGGAATGCTGTTAACGGTGAAATCAATAGGGCTATTTCTGCTGAAACCTCACTTGATGATAAGATAGATGATTACATAATCAGCAACAACACAGCTTTAGCAAATGAAGTTGCAAGGGCTACTAGTTCTGAGACTCAGATTGCAAACAATCTTGCAACGGAAATAACTAGGGCTACCAACGCTGAAAGCGGTATAACTGACAACCTTAATAGGGAAATCTCTAGGGCAACAGCAGCAGAGGCAGAAATAAGGGCTACAGCAGCCGAAAATCTTTCTACCTTATCAACTGCAATCACCAATGAAGAAACACGTGCTAGAGGTCAGGAAACAGCCTTAAATGACAAGATACAGTATGTTAGCGGTGAAGTATCAAGTTATATAATATCTAACAACGGTGCTTTACAGTCTGAAATTATACGTGCTACTTCTGCTGAAACAAAGATAGCCACAGACCTTGCAAACTACATTTCAAGTAACGACCATTTGTTAGCAGATGAAGTAGCGAGGGCAACAGCCCAAGAAACCGCAATCAGCGGAAAGTTAGATACCTATATATCTTCTAACGATAACGCCCTATCTAACGAAATCACTAGGGCTACAGCAAAGGAGAATGCTATTAGTGGAGTTGTTTCTAACTATATTTCTTCTAATGATTCAGCACTGCAAGCAGAAACTACACGTGCAATATCAGCAGAAACAAAGATAGCTACAGACCTTGCTAATTATATCAGTTCTAACGACCATCTTCTAAGTGATGAAGTAGCGAGGGCAACAGCCCAAGAAACTGCAATCAGTGGAAAGTTAGATACCTATATATCTTCTAACGATTCAGCAGTTAGCGCAATCAGTGGAGTTGTTTCTAACTATATATCAAGCAATGACACGGCACTTTCTAATGAGGTATTGAGAGCAACCACAGCAGAAAGCGCACTTTCAGCAAGAATAGATGTACTTACTGGTATTACTGACACCATCTTTGGTGAAACTGTAAGAGCAAGTCAAGCGGAATCAGTTCTTAGCGGAATGATAGAAAGCCTATCTAGTTCAACTGACAGTGATATTACAGAACTTGCAACAGCAATTGCAAATGAAGAATCTAGAGCGATAGCAAAGGAGAATGCGATAACGGCTACAGTTGCATCAAATTACAGTGCCCTAACAACTGCAATAGGTGATGAAGAAATACGTGCAGAGGGCGTAGAAACAGCGTTAAGCGGTGCAATTGACACCAAGTTATCTATTGCAGACTTCAACAGTTATTCAGCTAGTGTAGATTCTGACATTACATCTATTAGTGGTGTTGTAGATACCAAGTTAGCAATATCTGACTTTAATAGTTATAGTGGCAATGTTTACACTAAGTCAGAGGTAGATGAAGCAATTGAAAATGTTGATGTTACAGACCAACTAGCAGACTACCTAACTATTTCGGCTTTCAACGCTTACAGTGCTGCAACAGAAAATAGGATTTCAACGCTAGAAACAATAGTAGATGATTGGAAAAATAACGGTATAAATTGTGGTGACTACTAAGATACTAAATAATGTTTGTGGCTAGCAATAGCCACAAACACACTAATAATCTAATTACGATGGAAAACAAAGAAATTAGGAATATTACTAATCAGATAAAACGTAGTAATGAAGATAGCAGACTAGTTGAAGGTGTTGCAATTGTCTTTAACTCAGACAGTCAGGATATGGGCTATATTGAGAGAATAAACCCTAGTGCAATAGACCAAGAAACCATTGAAAGAAGTGATATTTTTTTCTATCTGAATCACGATTCAAGCAGAGGTGTTTTAGCACGTTCAAGATACGGAATAGGTAGCCTTACACTTGCACTTTCTGATGATGGTTTGCACTACAGTTTTGAAGCACCAAAGACACAGTTAGGTGATGAATTGTTAAGTTACTTGCAGAGAGGTGAGATTACAACTAGTTCTTTCGCTTTTACTATTGCACAAGACGGTGATAAATGGTATAGAGACAGTGACGGAAAATTACGTAGGGAAATCACCAAAATTGATAGGTTGTTTGACTGTTCAGCCGTATTTGAGCCAGCGTATTTGGCAACCTCAGTAAGTAGGAGAAAGTTAGACGAGATTTCGGCACTTGATGAAAAACTAGATGCAATGAAAAAAGAGATAGACGAACTTTAATTTTTTCAACTAATCTGATATTTATAATAAAATGCACTTTATGACAAAAGAGGAATTGAAAACACGTGCTTTTGAAATCTTGGATAATGCTAAGAAAGAACTACGTGAACTAACAGAAGATGAAGTAAAGGAAATCGACACCATCAAAGAGGAAATAAAAAGCCTAGATGATGAAGATAATAAAGACGAAGAAACAAAGTCTAATGAGGAATCAGAGCAAGTAGAAGAAACCAAGTCAAACGATGATGAAGAATCAGAGGAAAGCGAGGAATCAGAAACAGACAAAGAAGATGATGAATCAAAGGACAATGAAGAAAGAAATATAAATAACAGTAATTCTAATATTAGAAAAACAATGAACAAAGAATTTAGACTTATTAAAGCAATTCGTGATGTTGCTAACAATCGTTCAATGGATGATGTAACAAAGGCAGTTGCAAACGCAGGTGCAGAGGAAATGAGAAAGTCTGGACTTTCTTTCGGTGGTCAAATTCAGCTACCTTTGGAAAGTCGTACAATTACAGTTGCTAACGAACACGATGAAGTTGTAGAAACTGAGTTTACTAACATTCTTGAGCCATTGAGAGCAAAGAACGTTCTAGTAGAGGCAGGCGCAAAGTATCTCACTAACTTGGTTGGTGATGTTCAAGTACCTATTATGTCAGCTACTAACGTTGGTTGGGCTGGTGAAGTAGCAGATGCAACTAGTGGAGACCCAAGTTTTTCACACGTTACTTTGCAGCCAAAGAGGTTAACCGCTTATATTGACCTATCTAAACAGTTTATTGCACAAGATTCACTTGCAGCAGAACAGTTGATTAGGGAGGACTTAGTTAAGGCTATCAATAGCAAGTTGGAAGCAACTATTTTAGGTTCTGAGAGTGGAACAACTACACAGCCACAAGGAATGTTTGACGCTATTTCTGCAAGTTCTGTTTCATCTTTTGCAGATGTATGTGAGAAAGAAGCAGATATTGAGGACGCAAATATTAACGGTAACTGTGTTTACGTTATGTCAAACAAGGCTAAGGCAGCATTTAGAGCAATGGCAAAATCTAGCAAGTCAACTCAGTTGGTAATGGAGAACGGAGAAATTGACGGTACTAAGGCAATCAACACTTCACACGTAAGTGGAAAGAATTACATTTATGGTGACTTCTCTAATCTTGCAATTGGCCAGTGGGGTGCTATTGACTTGACAGTTGACCCTTATACACTTGCAAGAAGTGGTCAGATTAGATTGGTTGTAAACGCTTACTTTGATGCAAAGATTTTGAGACCAAGCGCATTTACTGCAGGAACTTTAGCGTAATCAATTAAAACTAATATATATCAAGTATCAATAGACAATGTATATACAATTATACCAAGTTAAAAAACACCTTAACATTGATGAAGATTTCAGAGACGATGATGAATATTTGATGTCTTTAGTTGAGGTAGCCGAAAAAGTTGTAGAAAGAAATATTGATACTAAACTTAGACAGCTTGAAGATGGTGACGGTTTTATTCCGTCACCATTGATTCAAGCAATGTTACTTCTTATAGGTAATTTTTACGCAAATAGGGAATCAGTAGCCTTTGCAAACAGTGTAAACGTACCTTACAGTTATCAATATCTAATTGACTTGTATAGGAACTACAGAGGTGAGAATAACGACAAGAAACGTTGGTTAGAATGTCACTTGGAACATAACAAACAGCAAAAGGAAATTGAAAATGAAGAGGGCTGGACTATTGACGAAACCAATCAAGATTCTAACACCGAAAACAACGGTTAACGAATACGGCGAACAGATTCAAGACTATAGCGTAAGTTACAAAACACGTGCTAGGGTACTTCACGACAGCGGAAGTAGAGAAAACAGTAACGGTGAAATCTTTTACCCTTATCAAAAGACTTTCAACATTCGTTCTTATGTTCCACTTACAGAATTTGACTTAATAGAGTTTGAAAGTAAGAGATACAGAGTTATCACAATTGAAAACCGTATCGAGGACAGAAACGACAAACTAGTAATAACAGAACTGATTAACGATTAACACCAATGGCAGAGTTTGTAACAACTAAGTTTGATGATGGCGGTTTTAGATACTTTCTAATGAATGTCAAAGGTAGCAAGTTAAAGACAGCCTTAAAGAACGGTTTAAGAAAGTCACTTAATATTATAAGGAAAGAAGCCGTTAGCAACTTGAAAGCACTGAAATTTAAAAGTGGTAGTTTGAATATAGATAAAACTATCTTATTCACCAATAACAAACGAATGAAATACACTTTGCCACCATTCAAAAAAGGTGTAATGTCAAAGGTGTTTAAAGATGGTAGCGGTGGACGTGTTGAAGTTATGGGAAAAGGTAAGAACTATAACCCAATACTAACAATGATAGAAGCTGGTAAAGGTGAACGTAAGACTAGAGCAATCAAGATTATCAATCACCATAAAATGANTGAAAGTTGCTAATCATTCCACTGGTTCTATTACACGTACTTTCTTCACTAGTGCAGTACAATCTACAAAGTCAGAAGTTCAGAAGTCACTACAGAAAAATCTAGATGAAGCAATAAACAAAGCGAGAGAGAAATTTTATAAGCAATGAAACAAACATCAATTTCGGTTAATAAACATATCTATAACTTACTAATATCTGATGAAAAACTTAAAGAGTTTGTAGATGATAAAATATATCCGTTAGTTGCTGAAGAAAGCGTTTCTTACCCTTTTATTATCTTCACTAAAGAAAGTGCTTACGGTAACTATACAAAAGACTTGCTAATGTATGATGGTGCAACTATCAGTATTGCTATTGCAGCCGTTAACTACTTTCAGACCGTAGAGATTGCAGAACGTGTAAGACAGATTTTAGAGAATTACAGAGACGAATATTTTTATAATATCCAATTAGATAATGTGACAGAGGATTTTGTAGAAGATACCTATATACAGCAACTTCAATTTTCGGCAAAAATCAATATAATATACACAAATGAATCTACAAAAGATTCAGATGAAACAGAATAAAATAAAAACCTTTAAAATACTAGTATTATGGCAAACACAATAATGGGCGAACAGATACAGTTGTTTCTAAGTGGGAAAACCCTTGCTTGTGCAACATCTTGCAGCGTTAATATTTCAAGTGACGATATAGATGTTTCTTGCAAAGATTCAGCTGGCTTTAACAGCACTATTCCTGGTCGTATAACTTGGACTGCAAGTAGTGATAACTTGTTTGTTCTTACTGACTTCAATAAGTTAGTAGATGCAATGTTGAATAAGACAGTTCTTACACTTGCTTTCAGCACTGTTAAGAATTTCAGCGCAAAGACAGCACCAGATGCAGACGGTCACGTTGTACCAACTGGCGGTTGGACTTCTAACGATGATATGTATTATGGTCAAG